CCCAAACAATTCAAACTGGCGGTATCCAAGGACATAGAAAAGCGAAATGGCGCGTAGACCGGAGGTAGTGCCACCGCCAATCAGCATGACGTTTGTGGGGCGGTTTTGGCCCTTGGTGATGTATGGATGCCAAATGGTGACATCGCAGCCTTCAAGGTTGTCAAACATCGCCGGATGGCATTGTGATGCAATCATGTACTGCACAGCCCTGTGGGGCTTGTAAAACGCTATTCTGTGCTCTTGTGGGTCGATTGCTAGGGCGTAATCAGGAATCACGCCGTTGTCGATTAGCCAATCGTGTGCGCCCTTGATGGCGACAACCGGCGCACCGGCTGCTTGCATTTTCTTGATAAGTTCTAGTTGCCCTGTGACGCTTGGGGCACTTGCCACCAGCAGAATTGGGCCAGTGTGCGTGTTCTGATTGTGAACAACTTGTGGATAACCACGCGCAATCGCAGCATCCATGTGCGCGAACAGCGTGTCATCATCCGCGACACATTGACCGGTAATTTTGAGGGGAAGAAAACTCATTAAGAAAACCCCGCTTCTTTAGCGGGGAATCCGGTTTTAGCCTGCTCCGACCATGATCAAGCCAGCATTGTTGACCATGCAGAATGGTGCAGATGCTGACGTTGCCGAAGTGTTCGCCACAATACCTTGAATGAAACCGGCAGACACGGTTGTGTCGTCCAGCGATCCAGCGGTAGAGGTGGTATACAAAGGCACTTTAGGATTGCATCCAACCAGCAAGTTAACCTTGAGCAAACCATTCAGACCAACCCAGCCGTAGTAGCTAGAGGCAATCGCGGTTTGTGCAAAGCCAACCATGTTGAACCCCAGCGCAGCAGCATTGGTGGTGGTCACAGGCACAGCACGCATCACGGGAGTGGTACTCGCCGAGTCTGCATATGTGGACATGATCACAGCATCAAATGCGCTGATAGTGGATTCGGCGCGGACAAACATATACACGCCGTTGTTGCTGGTGTTGACCCGAGTACCAGGGGTAACGGGGAACAGGGTAGTGGAACCGGCAGACGTGGACGCATAGGTTGCGGTCAGGTCAATACCAATTTTTCCATCGGTGACGTAATCAGCCATGATGATTCTCCTTATTCAGTCATAACGCCTTGGAACTGAAGTCCCGAGGCAGTCATATTACCGGCCCATCCAATCAAGCGCACGATTGCGTCCTGGTTGGTACTCATGCGCTCATCGCCGATTGGGACGAAGTTGCGGTTGGTGTGTGGTCGGAAGAAGATGTACTTGCTATTCAAGAAATAGCCCGTAGAGGTGGGGATATTGCCACCGATACCACCGTCCAGCACCACATCAGCGTTCATGTACTTGCTTGCAACAAAGCCGAGTTCAGCCATCTTGCTAGAGCCAGGGAAACGCTGGATGTTTTGCAGGGAAGACATGAAGAATCCCCACAGGTTGTTGTCCAACAGAATCAAGTCAACAACATCGCTACCGCGCGAGGTCTTGGCATACAGGCGGTTAAAACCGGTCTGAATGTTAGACGACGATGCAGATGCGCCGAGGTCGGTTGAAAAGTCAAACGTCTGATTGCGCCAAAAAGACCATGTGCTGCGATCAATACCGCCGACCACGCCGGTTGCCGGATTAGCAACCACCATAGCTTGCAGACCAGTGATCTGCTTGCCGTTGTTGGCTGTGCCGTCCGAATAGATACCGGTCGAAATCAAGTTCTCAATCGATGCCTCGGCAACGTCCAAACGTGCGTCAAACAAATCGATGATCTGTTCTTCGCCGCTGTTTTGGAGCATTTCCAAGCCATTGATGGTGACCGCAACAGCGGCCTGCTTGATGGGGAACTGAGCCGCGCTGATAACGTCCGCAGGGCTGATGTCCAAGACTTCAGCGCCTGAGTAGTACATTGCGGTACTGTTTGCTTGGAACGACAATTCTTGAAGAATGGTCGAACCGCCGGTGAACGGCTTGTACCGTCCTTTTTCACGCAGACGGGTCAGCAAAGCATTGTTTTTGGTCACGTTGTCGGCGACTGTGCCGGAACGCGATTCAATGGTTGTTGCCAAAACGTCCGAGTAGTTTGCATTTGCGTATGCCATGACTAACTCCTATTTAACCGAAAGACCGTAGCGCATTGGCTATCACGGCCCGCCGGTCAGTTTGATTGATGACGGGGTTTGCGCTGCCACCAGGTGCGCCGCGCACACTTACCGCCGCTGTTCTTGCTCTCTGCACTTGGGCTTGCGCTTGCGACTGCTGTTGCTGTTGAGCATACAAACTTTGCGCGATTTGCGGATCAAGCCTAACTGCCGTGTCATACGCCAATTGCAATTTCTCGCGCTCGGACATCTGACTTGTGTCACCCAAAACCTGTGGCGCTTGGAGAAGCTGCAACATCCGGTCGGAGACTGCCTCAAAGTGCATATTTGCGGGGTCGCTCGCAAACTGCTGGATAACAGAGAGTGCCCTGTTTTCGTTTGATTTCTGCGCTTGGTACTGCTGCTGCGTTATGTGTTGCGTAAGCTGCTGTACTTGTTGCGCGAGATCATTGTAATGCGAATCCTGCTGAACCGGTGCAGTCCCGCCCAAATGGGCAGAAACTTGGTCAATCGGAATCTGAAACTGCTGGATCATGTGGGCCACAGCTTGGCTCTTTTGCGCCGGTGTGCCCGTCCGCAACAGGGCTGCAGTCTGCAAAAGGGGAGCAATAGCCTGCGCTGGAGTCGTGTTCTCATTCCGCAGAATCCACTCATACGGGGCAAATTGCTCGGTGATGGCCCGTGCCTCGGCATCTCGTGTTTTGTACTGGCTGATGCCCTTTTCGTAATCGGCATCGCGCTGGGCAAATGCTTGCTGAAGTTCTTGCGGGGCTTTTTCCCAATGGTCTTTCAGTTCTAGCCGCAAGGATTTGGGCATATCCACCCGGGGTTTTTCGGGCGTATTGGGCGCTTGGGATTCGCTGGTTGGAAATTTAGGCGCAAACTTGCCCTTTTCACGGGGCTGGCTTGGTTTGCCTTGATTTGCAGGGTCAGATGATGTTTTTGCCAATGCCTCGCGGATCGTGTCGGCACGGCTTGGCGGCTCGGCTGGCGTTGTGGAAGCCGCAGACGTTTCGGGCGCTGCGGTCAGTTCGGTCGTGTCGGGTGCGACAACTTCGTTTTCCATTTATTTCATCCTTTTCATTTGGTCGAGGGTCATTTTGATCATTTCCTTGCGCTCGGGCGGCGGTCGGTTGTGCAGCCGATTTGCCATCTCCACGTTCAAGTTGCTGCGCTGAGTCGGCGCAATGGGTGCGCCTGGGCGGTCAAATTCTTGCACCCGTGCCACTTGTCCACGCAAGCGGGCGGTGTGAGCCTCTTTTTTCTTTTGCCATTGCGCTTGGGCGTATTTGACATCCGAATGGCCCATCTCAATGGTATCGGTTGCCTTCAAGTGTTCGCGCCATTGTGCGCGGCCCATGATCATCTGACCGTCAGGCGACCGAAAAGGCTCAATGTCGCCAAAGATCATCATGCGGTCGGCGGGCGACCCTTTGCTTCGTTCGTAAGGCTCAGAGCCGTCAGACGGAAAAACCCATGTTTCTTTCATAGCATTTCCAGTAGTTGTGCGATTTCTTCGTCATCACGCTGCAATCTTATCCGAAATTCAAGCTGCCTTACTTTTTCCATCATGGCAGAGTAGTCAATTGGGTCACGGGCGGCAATCTCAATGGCTTGAGTCGGTGCGCTGGTTATTTCTTCGCGCTCGGCAGGCGGCAAGCCAAACAAGGCTTCGCGCAGCTTTAAGGCGCGTTTTTCTTCGCTTTGTTTTTCTTTATCCCATTGTTTTTTGCGTTTCTTTTCATCAAACCCAAAATGCCCGCCTAATAGAATTTCTACCGGTGGCGCAGGCGTACCCTCATATGCGGTGCTAAATGGAAGTGCGGCAAAGGCTGAAAAGCCAAACATAATTAGTCAACCGGTGCAGGCGTATTTTCAGCGGCTACCGCAGCTTCATATGCAGCGAGTTCTTCGCCTTCCAGTTCAATTTCCTTGACCTCGCCGGTCTGGACGTTTACTTCGATTCGTGTTGGTGTAGTCATGGTGTTACTCGTACAAAATGTTGATAGTGCCAGCATCAAATGTATTTGTTCCGCTTCTTGTCAAACGAACAGCAGTTAAAGTGCCTGACAACGCGACTGAACTCATTGTGAAAGTAATAGCTGCTGTGCTAACGTAACCTGAGTAAGTTGCCACCCATGTATTCGTTGACGAATCCAAAAGTACCATATTCATTATGCCTATATTCACATTGGCTGCGGTTGCATTCCTAATTACAAACCCGTTTCCAGGTTGTTCCGCAGCAGAACTGGGCACAGTGCTAAGATTTTGCGCTCCACCCAAATAACCAGAAGTTACATAGGTCGGTGTGCCACCATACCCAAGCTGCACCAAGGGGTTGTTTGTCCCAGATAGTGATACCCCATTAAACATAACGGTAATTCGTTTCACCCAGCTTGGCAGGCTTGTGAAATCTACGGTCGCTTGTGTTGTCAGTGTTACCGCTGTACCAGATGCTACCCTTGACCCCCAAGCTGCTGTAGAACCATTAGAAGTCAAAATTTGCCCATCTGTGCCAATACCTAAACGGGTTGCGCTATTTGTCCCATTGCCAAGAATCAGGTCGCCGGTAGTGGTAACTGGTGACAAAGCATTGAATGCGGCAGATGCTGTGGTTTGTCCTGTGCCACCATTTGCTATAGCTACTGTACCTGTGACGTTTGCGGCTGTGCCTGTGGTGTTTTGATTCAATGTCGGAACATCACCTACAGCAATTGCACGCATGGTGACATTTGTACCATCACCCGCCAAAAACCGTGAATTTTGAACGCTTCCGGCCAAAGCATTAATAGCTGCTTGTTGTGTAGTCGCCCCCGTGCCGCCATTGGCAATTGGTAATGCTGTGCCTGAGTAGCTTATTGCAAGCGTTCCGCTAGTGGTAATTGGCCCGCCTGTAACAGACAAAAATGCTGGTACGGTTGCATCAACTGAAGTAACAGTGCCTGAACCTGTTGTATTGTTTACCCAAGTTGGCGCGCTTGTTGCATTGCTTTGTAAAACTTGCCCAGCAGTTCCAACTTGCCCATTAAATGCAACCGATCCATTGGTGTTTATGGTCATCGCATCTGTCGTATTGACAGCGCCATTAACAATAAAACTAATCTTTTGATTGTCCCAACTACCTATAACCAATGGGCCACCATACGATTCCACAAAACTTGCCAGTGGCGTTGAAAAGCCATTGTTTGGAAATCCTGCTGCTGTATAACTGTAATTTGCGTTATTTATTCCCAATTCAGCATATGCGGTGTGACCGCCATCATTGACCGCATAGCTTGCATAAGATGTGTTGGCTGTGCTTGTATTTTGTAAGCTGGTGTACAAATAAAGCGGCTCACTTGCGGTAAATCCTGCAATCACGCCAGAATCGGTGTGTAATGTTGCGTTTCCTACATTCAAAGACCCCACATCAGTCACGCCTGATGTGTAAGGTATCAAAACACGGTTATTTGCATCTTGATTTACTGATTTTTCAGCAGGGTAAGACACAAACACATCTTTTGTGCCTGCGCCAAAAACAATTTTGCTGCCGGTGCTGGACGAAATTACTGTGTCACGGGTCAGCGTGCCTGCTGAATACGTTCCAATGCCTACTTCCCATTGGGAATCTAGCGTGATGGTGTAATAGGTTGTGTTCCCATCGCCTATCGCAGCAAATGATTGAAAGCCGGTAACCGATCCGTCCAGCGTAAATGTGCCCGACCCCGTTGTCGTGGATGTTTGTCTAACCCGATCCGCAAGGACAAGGCTCATTGCACGGCCTCCACGCCGACCACCATTCCATCAGGGCCGCGAACCACACGCTTGGGCGCACTCAATTTCTGCATGGCAACGCCAATGTTTTGCATGGTTTCACCGTGTTGGTTTGCCATTTGGTCGTGAATGGTTGAAATTTTGTCCATTGCTTGCAAAATTGTGCCGCCCAAGTTGTCAACATTTTCAACTTTTCCAATTTGAGCAACTGTAATTTTTGTGTTTGCATCCAGTTCGGCTTTCCATCGCTCAAGTTCTTCCTTACCAGCCATTTCGCGGGCTTTTATCTGCAATTCGTTGTTTTGCTTAACAGTCTCAAAGTCAGCTTTCATTTGCGCCAATTGCATTTCGGCTTCAACCTTAAGTTGATGAATTTGCATTTCAAGCTGTGCCTTGCCTTGTTCGATTTGGGCCTGCGCCTGCATCTTCATTTGCTCAGTTTGCGCTTGCGCTTGCATCCGCATCTGTTCTGCCTGCTGGTCAGCTTGCAATTGCAGCATCTCAGGCGGCGGGCCAGGCTGCTGCTGTTTAGCCATTTCCGCTTTTTGTTCCAAGGCTTTCATGGCGCGTTCAACTGCGCTTTCCAACCCGCGACCGGCTCGGAACCGGCGCACCAAAAACAGCAGCATCTCGGAGGCCATCGGAAGAGTTTCGGGCGCTTGGCTAATCATGGGGATTGCCTCACGCAAAAACAGCCCAATGGCTTGGATGGCTTCTTGTGCGCCTTGTTTTTCTGCCTGTTCGTCAATTTGCGCCAAGCTGTCGGCCTCGACCGCAATGTGGAAGTCGCGGATGGTGCTGTTGGACAGCATCTGAATGGCGGCTTGCAGCAATTGCGGGTCTTGCCCATCGGATGTGTCCATCACGCCGGACATCGCCACGATTAGTTCGGGCGGGTAAAACTTGCAGATGACTTGCGCTTTTAGCGCGAAAATGTCAGACGCAAACCGCGCCACATCGCCTTGGCTGCTTCGCAACCGCAAGCTGCCAAAATTTGCTTTTAGCTGCTGTGCGCCAAGGGTTTCTTGGGCTTTGGATGCACCGCGCAAGATGTCCGAAATGCCCATGATTTCGTAGATGGCCTGCTTGACTTGCTCCCGTGCGGCATACAGTTCGCGCAAAGTGATAATGATGGTTGAGGTGTCCATCATGTCGATAGCGCCCTTCAACCCACCTTTTTCGCTCATTGCCGCCCATGAGGTCACGGGGAACAGCTTGTTGTCCACGCCTTCGGTAAACAAACGGCCCAATTCCTTGAATTCGGCGTTAAACACACCGACCGCTTTGCAGGCTTTGGTCAGCAAATAGATGCGCTGGGTCAGATTGTCCAGTTCCTGCGCTTGGTCTTCGTACTCAGCATAGTCCGGCACGGGGATCATCGTCCCTGTGGTGGTGGTTGCCATCAGCGGGCGCGGGCAAGGGAAAAATTCTTCCAATTCCAGCGGGTCATCGCGCTCATCTAACGCCTGTGGATAACCTTTGGCAATCCAGCAAACCTTACCGGTGCGTTTGTTCCAAATCTCAAACACCTTTGCCTTTTTGTCGTAGGTGTTGCGTGCGGTCATTGGATTTTTGGCATCCATGTCCGTGTTGCTGCTGTCTAGGCCCACGTTCTTGAAGACATCGCCAAAACGCTCAATGCCTTCGTCTTTGGTCATGTAGACGGCGCGGGCAACCCACCAAACTTCGTCCCATGTGCGGGCAGGGCTATGCAAGAAATCTGTCCAATAGACGTAATCGATGGGGCTGTGCGCCGCATCAATGCGCTCGGTTGGCTCTTCTTGGGCATCGTAAATCTGAGCCTCGCCTGGCTCTTCCATCATGCCTTCGCCCATTTCGGGCTGTTCATTGACGATTACTGGCTCATAGCGAATCCACGCCGTACCACGCCCAGGCAGCAATCGGTCTTCTACCGCGCCACGCATGGCATGGTCAAAGTCGCCAAATTGGGTGGTTTCGTACTCCATGACCCGTTCCAGCATCGTGGATGCCAGCCGACCTACGGGGTCTTGATCCATGTAACGGCGGGAGACTTCGGGCTTTGCTTGCCTGCCATACAGCGCAGGGAATAGCACTTGAATGTTCGACCACAAGATGTTGTAGCGAACACGGGGCATTTCTACCGCATCGCGCTCATCCCGATAGCGTTTAACAATCTTATGACCGCGCTTTTCCCATTTGTCAAAGACCTTTT